TATATATTAACATATAGACATATCGCCGATAATGATATCTTTAAAAATTGGCAGGATATTTTTTTACTTATCTATATCGCCGATAAAGATATTTTGAGGAGGGGTAGAAATGAGTGTATTGACCAATTCACATAACTTTAAAAAAGCAATGTTTTTAAAAGGGTTTAATTTATCTGATTTGTCAAACAAGGCAGAAATAAGCTCAACGTATTTAAGCCAAATTGTTAATGGTAAGAAAACACCTAGTCCAAAACTAGCAAAAAAGATTGCTGATGCTTTAGATGTTGATATTGAAGATATTTTTGAATTTGAAATAAAGGAGGCATAACCAATGTTCAACATTAATATTGATGAAAATGAAGCGCGAGAGATGTTGCAAAAAGCCATTGATGAGCGTGTGGACGAATTAGCGCATGATCGCTATTTCATGACCTACAAAGAATTAGCTGAATACCTAAATTTAAGTAAACCAACAATTGAGGAGCTACTTATTAATAACGGGCTCAAGTATTTCCGTGTAGGTTCGACATATCGTTTCAAGAAGTCTGATGTAGATGAATTTATGGACTACATTACATCTCAAATGGACATTCAAAATAACGATTTAAAAAAACTAAATAAGGTGGTCACACGATGAAACAACAAGTGATTATTACAAAGACGATTCTCGGATGGTACAACATCAAGGATACAAATCATAACTTGCTTTTAAATGTATCGCCACAAGTATTTGAACAGAACTTTCCTGAAGTGAATAACGATGTTCAAATTGCAGTGTTAGAAATGGATTTAGCGCGTATTACAGAAATCAAAAATAAGAAAAAGGTAGGTAGTTAAGATGAACGAACAACAAATAGAGGTGCTTGGTGATATTTATAATACATTAATTGCAGTTAGCGATGATGTAGCAACCGAATACAAACATAAGTTTGAAGAAGGCGGAAATGAATGGTATGAAACTGTGAGCCGTGAGAAACATTTAGAATCAATTATTCAATGGGCGGTTCTACAGATTGAAAATAACTTTGAAATTGTGGAGGAAGAAACAAATGAATAATGAAATTGTAGATGCGATTGCAGATGTAACACAATCACTTGCCAGTTTAAGTGTAGCACAAGGCGAATTTGAAAGGCTTTCCGAATTATCTGGAGGCTTAGAAGAGCAGGTGAAGGCATATATAGATGAAGGTGACCATGATGGAGCTAAAGCAATTGGGCATGTGCTTAATGATCATATTCGTTCAGAAATTCTATATCTGTATCCTAAATATGAAGAATTATATGAGGATTATAAAAAGAAAATGACTAAATTTAAAAACTTATGTACTTTTTATGGTTATCCAATCCAAACGGATAATATTATCAAATTTCCAAAAGGAGACAACGCATAATGAACTGGGAATTATCAAATTTAAAATCAGATTTAGAAGTATTGAAACAGAAATATGATTTTCTTTTAAGTACGCACTCATGGTTCGGGGACGATATGTTTAAATTCGAGGGACGACCAGAAACAAAAAGTGAACTGATTTCATACGCATACGGCTACGATGAAGCACGGATTCAGCATCAACAAACATTCGATCTAATGCATTATTACTTAAAAGATTTTGAGGAACTTATTAAGAGATTAAATGAAATAGAAAAAGCGTCATCAGCGAAGTTTGGCGACGGAACTGATAACGCATAGAAATAATAACACACAAGCGTTTAGTGACTAAACACTATTGAAAGGAGTCAAAATATTATGTTCAATTTAAAGAATGATGATGAACTTATGATTTTATTATATCAAAGTTTAACATCTAAAGGAACTGAAAACGTAAAAAATATTATGTGGTCTGACTGGTGCGAGTTTTTAACTCGTCCAGTTGTCAGCCATTATAAATATGCTAATAAGCTAGCGATATACGGTGATATTGCTGATGCTGAAGGTATATCACACCGTCGCTTGAAAGAAAATGTGATGTATCGACAAGTGTTTTCATTGGATTATGATGACATCGACGATATGAACCGATTTCTCGATAACGTCAAAAACAAGATGAGACACTTTGCTTACTTCATATACAGCACATATAGACACCGTGATACTCATGATGAAAACGATGAGTCATTACGCCCAAGATTTCGTTTGCTTATTCCTGTAGACGATATTTTAGAGCCTGATGAGTATACAAAGTATGCTGGGGCATTATCGAGATATATTGGGGAAGTGATTGATGAATCATGCTTAAAACCTATCCAATTATCGGCATTAACCGTAATTAGCTGCAAAGATGCGCCATTCCACTGGCATATCAATGACGCACCATTTATCACACGACAACAATTGAATAGTTGTCTTGCTAAATACCCTCTCGATGCAAATGAGGGCGAATCTCAGAACATCAAGGTTGTTTACAACAAACGAGATTCAGAATACTGGCGTGATATTGCGTTCGGTGTAGGCGAAGGAGAACGAAATCAGACATTAGCATCTTTAACAGGTTACTTATTACGTCGGTATGTCGACGCTAACCTAGTTTATGGATTAGTAAGTGCTTGGGCTATGAATTGTAGGCCACCACTTGAGCAGGATGAAGTAAATAAAACATTTAATTCCATTTACAAAAAGCATACTAACAACATTTAGGAAGGAGGCTTTTATTTGGAGGTTAGTAAAGAAGATATTTTTGAAATTATAGATACGACGCAATCGGTACAGCAAGGTTGGAAATCCAAATTAAGAAGAACAGTAACTACGCAAGCATTAAAAAAGATACCAACAAATGCAGAAATTATATTACATCACGATGAAGATTTAAAAGACTTGGTTCAATATGATGTTTTTGAAAAAGTGACTAAACTTAAAAGGCTTCCTTATTGGCGTTCGGAAGATGATACAAATTATTATTGGGCGGATATTGATACGACACATGTTATTTCTCATATTGATAGAGTTCATAACCTACATTTCAGTCGTGAAATTATGGACAGTGTTATTGAGAAAGAGGCATATCACAATAAATTTCACCCTATTAAGTCGTTTATTGAATCTAAAGAATGGGACGGAACAAAACGAATTGAAACATTGTTTATTGATTATCTTGGTGCAGAGGACACGCATTATAACCGTGAAGTAGCCAAAAAATTATTAATGGGAGCTGTTGCTAGAGTTTATAAACCTGGTATAAAGTTCGACATCATGGTTATTTTATATGGCGGTCAAGGTGCTGGTAAATCTACCACAGTAAGCAAATTAGGTGGCAAATGGTACAACCAAAGTATTAAGTCGTTTAAAGGAGATGAGGCTTATAAAAAGCTTCAAGGTTCTTGGATATGTGAAATTGAAGAATTATCCGCATTTCAAAAATCTACTATTGAAGATATTAAGAGTTTTATCAGTGCCATTGTTGATATTTATAGGGCTTCATATGGTAAGCGTACTGAGCGCCACCCTAGACAATGTGTTTTTATTGGGACAACGAATAATTATGAGTTTCTAAAGGATAAAACGGGTAACCGTCGATTCTTGCCAGTCACTACGGATAAGGATAAAGCTACTAAAAGTCCGTTTGATGATCTAACAACGGATATTGTACAACAAATGTACGCAGAGGCTAAAGTCTATTTTGAGGAGAATCCAACAGATAAAGCATTGCTATTAGATAAAGAAGCTTCAGAAACTGCCTTACAAATGCAAGAAGAACATTCAGAAAAAGATACGCTTGTTGGAGAAATTGAGGACTTTTTAGAACGACCTATACCATCAGACTATTGGTATAGAACATTAGAAGAAAAAAGAGTGTCTGCTCACAATGTTATAGAGCAAGATTACATTAAATTATATGGGGACGGTAATTTAATTGAAATACCAAATTCAAAACCAGGTGCTTATGTATGGCGTGATAAAGTATGCAGTAAGGAAATTTGGAAAGTCATGATGAAAAGAGACGACCAGCCACAACCACATCATTTACGTAAGATTGATGAGGCGCTTAGAAATACACGCTATTGTGGCATGAGTAAAAAGCAAACTCGTTACGGGGAAGGGATTGGGAAACAATACGGATTCGACGTTGATATGTCCTCATATTATTCTGAGATAGCAAACAAAACGTCTTAATCGTAAGACAGTAAGACAGATATGAGACAGTTATAAGACACCTTCTATTCCTTGTGGGAGTAAGTGCCACACTGTGACTGTCTCGGTGTCTTATAAATTCCTCCCTAAACTTTGAAAAAATTACTAAAATTCTCAGAGTGTTGGAGGAAAATCTTAAGACAGCAAGACAGCAAGGTTCTATCCCTTGTAGTTGTAAGGTTGAGAGGTGTCTCATGGTTATAGCATGTCATGAGACAGCAAGACACCTAATAAAATTATGGAGGTTACAAATGAACAAAAATATATTAAAAAATAAAATCTTGGAATATATCAAAACTCACGAAGAAACTTCCTTTGTAGAAATTGAAAATATCTTTGAAGAAAATGGTTTTGACTACGAAGGGGAAGGAGCGTATACAAGTGGCAATCATGAAAATGTTGTGTTCTGGCTTGGCTGGAATGAAGAAGCCTTTAGTATAGTGGCAGATTTAAAACGTGATGGATTAATTGAAATGAATATCTGCCCGCCCTTATATTATCTCATTGACGGTAAAGGTTTGAGCTTGCCAATTGTAAAGAGCAAAAATATAAAAACTGATCACTGGTTGCCCGTAGCGTTTACAGCTATAGACCCATAACCCTTACCACAACTAGCTTTATATACCCTAGTGTGGTATAATTTAGGTGTATAAATCGAACGTATGTACTTGTTAAACGAACAAACATTCTATAAAGTAGGTGACAAAGTGCCGAAGTGGATTAATAAAATGCTGGGACTTGATAAGTTTGAGCAAACGACTGCACAACAGTTTGAAATGCTCACAGGTGGCTTTAAGTCGTTATCGCAATTTTCAGGAGATGCATATTCAAACGATATATATCGCAGTGCAGTAGATACCATTGCACGCCATATTGCGAAGTTATCAGGCAAGCATGTAAACAATACAAAAGACTTCAATAACTATAAAATTAACAGAATTTTACAAAATAGGCCCAATCCATATATGAGTGGTTATGACTTCCTGTATAAAGTGGCCACACAATACTACTTGTTCAATAACGCATTTATCCTTGTACAAAAGGACAATAAAGGTAACTTGAAAAACTTATATCCATTAACACCAAGTAGTGTTGAGTATGTGGTTGATGGTGTAGGCGAAATGTATCTTAAATTTTTATTCAATGATGGTGAAATCGTTCATTTCCACATTTCAGAAATTGCGGTATTACGTCGACATTTCAACTCTAATGAATTACTAGGAGATAACAACGATGCGATCATGAATACGTTACAACTTGCTCACACACAAAGCGAGGGTATGACTGAGGCGATTAAGAATTCTGCTCAAATCAGAGGGATTCTGAAATACAATCTGGCATTGAGTCCTAGTAAGCTAAAGCAGGCGAAAGAAGATTTTACGAGAAATTATTTATCTATGTCAAACAACGGTGGCGTTGTTCCTTTAGATACTTCATTGGATTACCAGCAATTAAATATATCAGATGTACAAATTGATACATCACAAATAAAAGTGATTAAACAAAAGATATATGAATATCTAGGAATTAATGAATCAATTGTGACGGGTAGTTATGATGAAAACACATGGCAAGCGTTCTTTGAATCTGTGATTGAACCTTTTGCCATTCAGTTATCCTCAGAGCTTACCGAAAAGATTTTTACTGAACGTGAACAGTCTTTTAGTAACCGCATCATATATGAATCATCAAAATTACAGTATGCAAGTAATCAATCGAAATCAACGATTATAAAAGAATTGTTGCCACTCGGATTACTAACCATTAATGAAGCACGTGACTTAATGAATCTTCCTCATGTAGATGATGGTGATGAACGCATACAAAGTTTGAACTATATCGAAAAAACACTAGCAAAGAATTATCAAATGGCAGATAAGGAGGTTAAGGCAGATGAAGGAAATTAGAAGTGCTGATATACAAACAGATTCCCAAAGTACCGAAATGGTACTTGAGGGAACAGCAATTGTTTTTAATAAACCTACTCAAATTAATACGCCTACAGGATCATATACCGAAATCATTAAACGTAATGCGTTAGATGGATTGAAACTCAACGATACACGCTTATTAGTGTCACATGATATGAATCGTATTCCATTAGCAAAATCACCTAAGACAATGGATATATGGACTGATGATGTAGGTATGCATTTCCGCGCTACCTTACCAGATACGGAAGAAGCACGCTCTGTTTATACGGCAGTAAAACGGGGCGACCTCTCAGGTATGAGTTTTGGTTTCACAGTATCTGACGGCAGTCAATATGATGTGAATACACGCACACGTACTATAACTAAAATTGATAAGGTGCTTGAGTTTAGTGTTGTGAATTATCCCGCATATGCAGAAGCAAGCGTAGAAGCACGACAACAAATTCAGGAAGCTGAACTTAAACACAAAGCAAGACAACAAGCCTTAATCGGTTTGAACAAATTACAATCAAAGGAGCTTAAATAAAATGTTTAATACAGTGCAAGAAGCATTTAATTATTATCGCAATGCATCACTTGAAGATATTGAAACACGTGCTGGAGAAATTAGAGGCACAATCGAAAATGACCCAGAGGCAGATGTAACAAAGTTAAATATCGAGATTGAAGGCTTAAATCAAGCTAAAGAAAATATTAAAGAAAAGGAGAATCAACAAGTGGAAAATCGTTCATATAATCCTATTACAGGACAACAATTTAAACAAAGTAATGAAATTCAAAATAACAATGTATTTGGTACAGAGGAATACCGTTCAGCATTCTTTAAGAAAATGTTAGGTAAAGAATTATCAGATGTGGAACAACGCTCATTTAATAACGCTATGGAACAGCAACGTGTCGAGAATCGTGCAACTGGTTTTACTTCTTCATCAGACGCATCGGCGGTTATTCCAGAACAAACGCTTAATGAAGTGATTCGTCGTGCTAGAACGCAAGGAGGATTACTTGCAAATGTACGTTCATTCAATATGCCGACTAAAATTCGCATTCCTATTGGTACGCCACAAGAACGTGCTGAATGGCATGTAGAAGGGGCAGAGGTAGAGCCAGACAAAGCAGTACCTACTTCAGTTAAATTTGAGGCTAACGAGATTATTAAAATCTTTAGTATCTCAGTTAAAGCTAAGACGATGAGTATTTCAGCGTTTGAATCTTACCTTATAGAAGAATTAACAAACTGTGTTGTAGAAGCTATTGAGTACGCATTAATCAATGGTACAGGTTCGGGACAAGGTCAAGGTATCTTAAAAGGTGTGAGTTGGGACGAATCAAACAGCTTAACGTTATCAGGTAAATATACTGACTTCACAAAAGCATTAGGATTATTAAAACGAGGCTATGCACAAAATGCGAAGTTCGCCATGAGTAATGCTACGTTATACAACACAGTATATGGCGTTGAAGATGGTAATAAACGTCCAATCTTTGTACAAGATGCACAGCGTGAGAATGTGGGCTATATCTTCGGCAAGCCAGTTATCATTGATGACAATATCGAAGATGGCACAATCATTCTCGGTGACTTCAATTATGTAGGTTACAATTTGCCTCAAGGTGTAATGTTAGAAAGCTCACGTGAATCATCATTCCGTTCAGGGTTGATTGACTATAGAGCTATGGCGGTAGCAGATACACGCGTATTAGTAGATGAAGCGTTTGTTAAGTTATCAGGTGAAGCACCAAGTGAAGGTTCTGATTTAGAAGTTTAAAACAGTTAAGGGGCATCAGTGATTAGCTGATGTCCTTTATTTATAAAGGAGTGAACATAATGATCATAACAATTGAAGAAGCACGGAATGCTTTACGGATAGATGGTGATTACAATGATGAGATTATCAAGCCACTTATTGAGGCAATACCTAATTACTTGTACTTGACTACTGGACGTGATTGGTTGGATAAGCCAGTGCAACCATTAGCGCAGACGGCAGCAAAGTTTATATTGCAGTTATGGTTTGACCCACAGACACAGGACAGCGAGCGTTTAAAGCGTACGATTGATAGTTTGTTAGTATCTTTAACTGCATTAGGACGTGATTATGATGGCTAGGAGTATTCCGCAGTCCTTTTATAAGTCTGCTAAATGGATTAAGTGTAAAAACAGTTATATGGCCAAACAAAATTACATTTGTGAAAGATGCGGGGCGTTGGCAAGTATATGCCATCACAAAGTCTATTTAAACGCTGATAATTATAAGAATCCGTATGTATCTTTGAACCATGACCATTTAGAAGCATTGTGTCAAACGTGTCATAATCAGGAACATTTCGGAAGCATAGCAATTGGTGAAGGATTACAATTTGATGAAAAAGGAAATATAATAAAAATAAAATAGAATAAAAATAAGATACCCCCCATAACCTTGATATGAAAGGAACGCTTGGGAATCGGTGCTGGGGCTTTCTTTTCCTCCACCTGATATTTTTAAAGTTTAGGGGTACCTAAAAATAAAGTTAGGAGAATTTGAATATGAAATATATAAATTTAGAAAAACTTAAAACATATATCGATAAAAATGATATTGAAAACAAACATATAGCATACGATTTACTTGAAGAATTGATGTTCATGAAAGAAACGATGGACGAACTTAAACACACTGTACGTGAACATGGTGCAACGTATGTATTTACTCAAGGTGAACAGTCTTACCTCAAGGAGAATCCAGCAATGAAAGCCTATAACGCCACTATGCCAAAATATAACGCTACGTACAAACAATTATTAGCTTTGTTCCCTGAAAAAGTAGATGAATCAGATAGCTTTATGGAGTTTGTGAACAATGGCTAGTCCTATTGAGGATTACTATCGTGCAATTGAAAATGGCGATATTGTAGCCTCAAATCGTGTACGTAAGCAGTATAAAAAGCTCATAGATGACATGAAACATCATGATAAATATATTTACGATGAATCTAAAGCAGAACGCCCTATCGCTTTCATAGAGCGTTTCTGCCGTCATTCTAAAGGGGAGCTGGCGGGTAAACCTCTAAAGTTAGATTTGTTCCAAAAAGCCTATATTTCGGCGCTATTTGGCTTTGTAGATAAAGAGACAGGTTACCGACGTTATACAGAATCCTTTTTCTTTGTTGGACGTAAGAATGGTAAAACAACCATGTTAAGTGCGATTGCATTATATATGATGATTGCAGACGGGGAAAGTGGCTCAGAAGTGTACTCAGTTGCATCAAAACGTGACCAAGCTAATATCTTATTTGACCAAGCACATGAGATGATTGTACAGAGTCCTGATTTAAATAGAAATATCCGTAAGCGTAAGAGTGATTTATATTTTGCGCATAACTTTAGTAAAATGCAGTCACTCGGTAAGAACTCTAATTCATTAGATGGATTAAATGCGCATCTTGTTGTGATTGATGAATTACATTCTATTCAAGACCGTAATTTGTATGAGGTTATGAAACAATCTCAATCAGCACGTACACAACCGTTACTGATAATGATTACAACAGCTGGCACTCATAGAGGTACAATATTTGATGATTTATATGAGTATGCCTGCAATGTTGTTGACGGTAAATTTACAGATGATAACTTTTTACCGATTATGTATGAGTTAGATCATAAAGCAGAATATAAGATACCTGAATGCTGGCAAAAGGCAAATCCTGCTTTAGGTGTATCAAAAAAGGTCGAGGACTTAGAACGTAAAGTCTCACGTGCTAAAAATAATGTGAATGACTTAACTGGAATTCTAACGAAAGATTTTAATATACGTGAAGTCACACATAGTGCATGGCTCACATTTGAGGCGATTAATAATGAAGATACTTTTGATATACACGACTTCTCGGGTAGTTATGCGATAGGTGGTGCTGACCTTTCCATCACCACAGACCTAAGTTGTGCCACACTATTATTTGTAGAACCTGAAACAGAAATGCGTTATGTACATCAAATGTATTGGTTGCCTGAGGATAACCTCAGAAAGCGTGTAGACGAAGATAAAATCCCTTATGACAAATGGTATGAACAAGGGTTATTGCGCCTTTGTAGTGGTAATACAATTGATTATAGTGACATTACAGATTGGTTTTTAGAGATGTTAAATGACTACGACATCACACCACTATGGATATACTACGATAATTATTCTGCACGTTACTGGGTCGATGAAATGGAGGCTAACGGCTTTAAGATGGTACGTACGCCACAAGGGACAAAAACATTAAGTTTACCTATGCAAAATATGGGTGCTGATTTAGAGAAACACAAAATCAATTACAATAACAATCCGATATTGAAGTGGTGCTTAACTAATACGGGTGTAGAAACTGACCGAAATGGAAATATTGTTCCTGTTAAAAATCAATCACCAAAACGACGTATTGACGGCACAGCGTCTTTATTAGATGCATATGTAGGTTTGTTTGATAATTATGAACAGTTTTTGAGAGCAATGTAATAGCTGGGGGGGAACGATTCGTTACGTCGCAAATCACGACGTTAGATATAGGAGGTGTAACAATGGCATATCACTTTAATAATAAAATAAAAATAATTAAAAGGGTAAGTAGTGGACCAATGCCTAATGATTATAAAGAAGAAATAATTGCAGAACCATGGGCAGATATAAAAACGATACGTGGGAATGAGTATTTAAGCTCTGGACTTACAGCGTCAGAAATCCCTGTGAGGTTCATTATTAGATATAGAGAAGGGATAAATTCAAAGCAACGTATTAAGTGGAAAGATTTAGATTTTAATATCGAATCTGTACAAAATGATGATGGATTAAATAGAACACTTACAATTTATGGTAAAGCATATAAATAAGACGCTGAGAAACGCATTGTGTTGCAAGATAACATTAACTTACAAATGTTGTTGCACCTTAACGCAAATATAAGGAGATGAGAATAAATGGATAAAGCATACATTTCAAAGTTATTAAAGAAAGATGGTTTAGATCATATTGAGTTGAAATTAATTACTGGAGATAAAGTATCAGTTTATAGTATTAATGAAGATGCTAAAGATAAAGTATTAGTGGAAATATTAGAACCCACAAAAATTACTGTAAATCTAAAATATGTAGTTATGATTGAAGAAATCTATCCACCAGATTTTAAGATGCTAAATAAAATAGATTTTTAATTAACAGCACTTCACAAGGTTTAGAATACTAAAATTCTAAGCCTTTTTTTGTTGGTCTGAAAATAAAAGTGTGGTCATAAATTGGTCATATAAGAATGGGAAAGCATGAAAAATTGTATATATATCAAATATAGAATGTTGATTTAACAGTAATTTTTAAAGCTATTTACATAGATTTATAGGTAAAAACCATTACGTGGATG